CCTGGCTCGATTCTTCCGATGGGCACTTGGGCCGGATGCTTTTGCCCGCATGGAAACGATTTGCGGAGAGAACGTGCAACTCCGGCGTGATCTCCTCGACGCACGCCGAGAGCGGGATGAGGCAAGGAAGGCAGAGCATCGTTATCGCAAGGCGCTGCTCTGGTGCGAGATTAATCTCAGTTACGCAGGGCGGCTAGGAATGCCTAGAAGTGTGAGCCGAAGCGTGAGCGTGGCTGCTCGTGCTGCCGTGAAGGAGAAGGAGGAGCGCTAATGTTCGACGACCCAACATTAAAGGTCATTGTTGTCTATGTTCTTGTTCTCTGCACGTCATGCCTGCTAATACTGTTGGTCGCAGGCGTGCTCTGGTTACGCTACATGCTGAGCATGAAACAATTCGACCCGCAGCTTCGACGCTGGCCGAGAGAGAAGCCGCCGCCGCGTCCGCTATCCTCGTACGTTCCTCCGTGGCCAGAACCGCGCGAGCGAGATGAGCCATGCACAAAAAAGGTCGAGAGGTTCTACCCACGCTTTGGAACAGACGAGGAGGACTAATGCCCGAGCGAGCGAAACTCCCGCGCGGCGTCTATCATAGCGGCTTGCGTTTCTGCGCGCGCGCAGGCGGCAAGTACCTCGGTAGTTTCGATACGATAGACGAAGCAGAGCGAGTCGCGCACGCATGCAGACAAGAACTAGAAGAATCGGTCGACAAGTACCGGCTGCTGTACATGGAACCTCCCAAGCAGAAGCGAATCTCGAAGCACGCGGGCAAGCAGCTAGGGCTCTTTGAGGAGGGAGCATGACGACTGAGCAGCTATCGCTCTTTGATGAGCCAGACGAAGAAACGAAAGCAAAAGAGAAACGCACAGACTACTTCAAAGAAGAGGAGGTCGTCAAAGCAATCCTCGAGCACTGGCCGCACTTTGCGTCGCTCGAAGACGTGGTCGCTGCGCGCATCACCCCTGCAATGGCAATGGCGCAGTTCAACGCACTCTGCGCGGGGGCGGGTGGGAACGAAGGCTACTGGATAAGCGCGCTCTTTAACCCGCATCGTATCTCGACAACGAAGGGCTCGCCCGCAAGCTGGTGGGAGGGATTGAGCAAGCCGAAAGTGCGACGCATCATGGCGCTGCACTTCGCGCGCTACAGAAACGGGGGCGACTTCCACCCGGGTATGTGGGCGAGCATGTGCGGTTACGGCTTCGGCGGTCTAACGAGCGCAGACGAATTCAAGCCCAGCTTCGCGCGCGACATCTATCGAGAGTTCTGCAAATCAGAGCCTTATGACGTGCTCGACCCCTGTCATGGTTGGGGAGGCCGTCTGATAGGCTGGGCAGCAACCGGAATCAAGGGGACATACACGGGCGTAGACCCAGCGACGAAGACAGCAGCAGGCGTGCAGAAGCTCGCGGAATTTCTGAAAGTAAGCGAGCGCGTGAAGCTCGTTTGCGAACCCTTCGAGGATGTTGAGCTAGGGGACAAGCTCTTCGACGTTGCGCTGACTTCGCCCCCGTACTTCGACACAGAGAACTATTCAGACGAGCCGACGCAGTCATTTCGGCGATTCACAACTTTTCCAGAATGGCGCAAGGGATTTCTGCGCCCACTCATAGAGAACACGCTCGCGCATCTCAAGCCCAACGCCCCATTCGTCATTAACGTCGGGAACGCAAAGCACGACCTGACCCACCATATAAAGTTCGTGCTCGGAATGGGTGATAACAAGAACATAATCATGCAGCACCTCTATGACTACAGAATAGGACGCCCGCTAGAGCACGGAGGAGAAACTGTCGAAGACTTTCTCATCCTGAGGAAAAAAGCATGAAAGAGGGTCAGACTCCGCTGGTCGAGAGACGTCGAGCGCATAGCAGCATTATGTATAGGGGCTGGAATTTTGTACCCACGAGGTACAACGAAAAAGCTGCTATCATGCTATGCTACTATGAAGAGAAAGACATGACACGAGTTACAGGTCCTCAGTTTCTATGCAGTTGCTATGCAGAGAGAGCTAACCTCAATGAAAAAAAGCTAACTCCTGAGAACATGAGACTTATACTTATGCAGATATGTAAAAGAACAATCACGCGCAAGTGCGCGGCAGTTTTTCGTCGTAGTAGCGAGGTACAAAATTCCAACCCCTATACATATGCGCGCAGAGCAGGAGGTGCCTGTGAGCGAGAAGCACGTCGTCTTGATTGCTGATGGGTTTGTCTGGAAAATTCTACATAAGTACGCACGAGCACTTCCCTCTGCGCGAAGTCAACTAGGGCGCCTTGGTCTAGGTGCAGGAGCGAGCGCAGATTCAGGAGCGGTCTTGACTGTTGCACAGAAACTCGCACGCTGTCCCTCTGTCGAGCAAGTTCTCTGGCTTAATGCAGCAGAAGACTGGATGCTCAACTTACCACGAGAACTGACGCGCAAGCAACTTCTAGACTTTGCGCGTGAGCACGATGCGCGCGTCTTCATGTTTGCGAAGCTCACGATGTTTAACCCGAAGGCGTGTTCTACCCTTGCGGCTCTCATCAGGAGCAAAGAACTTTTCAAGCTGCAATGGACGCTACTCGTGTGTGAACTGAGCGCGTGTATGCAAGACGAGAGCTTCAAGGCATGGGCGGAAGGGAGAAGATTATGAACCGCGAAGTTATCTGCGCCAACAGTCTGCCCTGGATGGCAGAGCAAATCAAATGTGGCGTAAAATGGCGCGCAATCATAACGAGCCTACCAGACATGGATGAGGTCGTGCTCAAGCAAACGCGATACAAACTTCACGCGCTCACTTACTTTGGCTGGCTAGAAAGAGCAGCGCGACTGCTTGCGTTGCTGACAGCAGATGATGGCTGCTGCATCTTCTATCAGACAGACAGACGCACGGCAGGTGTTCTCTTAGATAAGGTCTACACCATCTCCCTTGAATTTTACACCGAGGGATACAAGAAGGTCTTCCATAAGATTGCGCTGCGTCAAGCGGTGGGAACTGTGTCTCTCTACAGGCCTGCGTTCTCTCACCTCTTCTGCTTTAGCAAGACGCTTAAAGCAGGACAAGCGACAGTAGACGTGCTGGCGCCAGGGACGAGACTGTATGCAAACGGCATGACGTTCTCTGCTGTCGAGATTGCACTCGACTACATAAAGCGCAAAGTGAAGACTCAGATTGTGCTCGACCCATTCTGCGGGAGAGGGACTGTGCTTGGGATTGCGAACGCATACGGACTCGACGCAGTAGGCATAGACATAGATCCTGTCTGCTGCACTGCTGCACGCGAGCTAGCGCTCAACGCTGAGCTTTTCGAGCCCCTAGGGGATGGGAGCAATGCCCCGCTTGACAACTGTGCAAGATAGCTCTACCTTGCTCTTGACTTGTGCGGTGCTGTCAGAGGTCAGCGTTAACGCGCTGGCCTTAGTGCTATATGCCACTCGGTGCCCCTCGACCATGCTCGCGTTGCAGGACGCGACTCGTACGCGGCAGAGAGGGATATTGTCTCGAATGCTTGCCCATTGTGCGAGCACAGAAGGACAGACGCTACAATGCCGACAACCCAGAGCGTGCGACTAGCGACCCGCACAGACTCGCGCTCTGGCAAAAGGTGCGGGCGAGCTACATAGCAGCACACCCGTTGTGCGCATCGTGTCTCAAGCAAGGCAAGGAGAAGTTTGCGGACGTTGTCGACCATATCATCCCACTACCACAAGGAGAACTGCTCGACGAATCGAATCTGCAGTCGTTCTGTCATGCGTGCCACAATGCGAAGACGAGGCTGCAGCGCACGTTGCCTATTGAGCGTGCAGTTAAGATTGCATGATGCAAGAACGTAACGCGCGATGCGAACCCGATAGGCCGGGCGAAAGTTTGGACTTACCTGCTCCACAGCGAACATTTGCATTGTCTCTCGCGTCGTTGATTTACTTCTAAGGGCTGCAAAGAAAGGGTTTCCAGTACATGCGCAAGAGAACACCTACTGCGCTGCGAATTCTTACCGGAAATCCTTCCGGGCAGAAACTGCCCGATGCTGAGCCTCAGCATGAAGAGCTTTGCGAAGACACACCACCGCCGGAATACCTGACGGGGGTTGCGCGTGAGGAGTGGCTACACGTCGTCCCTTTGCTAGCGAAGTCGGGTGTGCTTATGACGACAGACGAGCGCACTGTCGCTGCGTACTGTAACGCATGGGCGCACTACCTTGAGGCGCAGGAGCGCCTGACCAAGGATGGGTTTGTCCAAGTTTTTGTCAATAAACTTGGAATGCCTCATGCGCAAATGTCCGTCGGATGCAAGGCGGCGCTTGAATGGTCGAAAGAGCTTCGGCACTGCATGAATGAGCTTGGGCTGACCCCCGCATCGCGCAGTAAGGTGGTCGTTGACAAAGCGAAGCAAGCGAAGAAAGCAGGAGGATGGGGCAGTCTAGCGCAATCCTAGCAGAGCACGAGCGCTCGCAGTACGTCCTCGCTGCTATTCGTTACGCAGAGAGAGTTGTCTCTGGTGAAGAGATTGCATGCAAATGGGTGAAGCTCGCATGCGAGCGCTTCCTCGAGGATTTGAATCGCGCGAAGTCGAAGCGATTCGTTTATGAGCTAGACGAAGCGGTCGCGCACAAATTCTGCTGGGCAGTCGAGCATTTGCCGCACGTTAAGGGCGAATGGGCGCGACGTCGCGAGCACTTGAAGCTCGAGGACTTCCAAGCGCTCATCATCGTCAATGTCTTCGGCTGGGTTCATAAGAAGACCCGCCTGCGTCGTTTCAGAACTGTCTACATTGATATGGCGCGCAAGAACGCGAAGAGCACCCTTGCTGCGGCGATGTTGCTGCTCATGCTTGCACTCGACAATGAGGCGGGCGCTGAATGTTACAGCGCAGCAACGACGCGCGACCAAGCCAAGATCGTGTGGGGAATCGCGCGCCAGATGGCGCTCAGTGAGAGTAAGTTTCGCGAAGACCTGCATATCAAAGTCGGTGCGCATGCGCTGACGGGCAGGGGTGACAGTAAGTGTGAGCCTCTTTCTTCGGAAGCAGACTCGCTTGAAGGCAAGTCACCATCGTGCGCTGTCGTTGACGAGTTGCACGCGCATTCGACGCGCGAGGTTGTTGACGTGCTAGAGACGGCGACAAGCTCGCGCGCGCAACCTCTCATTATCTATATCACCACTGCGGGAATCGACCGTGCGGGAATCTGCTTTGAGAAGCGCTCTTATACTTGCAAGCTGCTCGAAGGGATTTTCAGGGACGAAACCTGGTGGGGAATCATCTTTACACTCGACGATGGGGATGAGTGGCAGGACAGGAGTGTCTGGAAGAAGGCGAATCCTAACCTAAACGTCAGCGTCTATGAGGATGATCTAGAGCGCAAATGCAGACAGGCCGAGCAGACGCCCTCGCTCGTGAATAATTTCCTCGTCAAGCATATGAACGTCTGGGTAAGCGCTGATAGCTCCTGGATGGACATGCGGGCATGGAATCGCTGCGCTGACGAGTCGCTTCGCATCGAAGACTACGCGGGGAGGCCAGCGCTTGTTGCATTCGACTTAGCAACGAAACGTGACGTCGTTGCTCGGGCATCGCTCTTCGCAGAAGAGGACGGGACGCTCGTTGCGTTCGTTCGTTTCTACCTTCCTGAGGTCGCTGTTGAGTCGTCTCCTAACTCGCAATATGTTGGCTGGGCTCGTCAGGATTTTGTCCACGTCACAGAGGGCGACGTTGTTGACTTCAATGTGATTGAAGACGAGCTCCTCGAGTTAGCGACGCAGGTCACCATCATGGAGATTCCCTTCGATCCGTTCCAGGCAACGCAGTTCTCGCAGCGCATGACAGAGCGCGGCCTCCCTATGGTGCAAGTCGGCGCCACGGTCAAGAACTTCTCAGAGCCCATGAAGCAGTTAGAGGCAATCGTGCTCTCGGGAAAGTTCAAGCACGACGGGAACCCCATGCTCGCCTGGATGGTCAGCAACGTTGTCTGTCACTACGATAAGAAGGACAACGTCTACCCTAACAAAGAGACGGAGCACAACAAGATTGACGGCGTCATAGCAATCCTCATGGCGCTGCGCAGGCATTTAGACGCCCCTGACTGGGTTGGGGGTGGGCGCTCTATCTATGAGACGCGCGAGCTAAGGATGGTCGAATGAGACGGCGGGACCGTTTCGTCTGCGCAGCGGTCGTCCTGCTCGCAATCGGTATCTGGATCCCTTCAGATTTACTCAAGGCGGCCATCCTCTGTGTTAGCGGTATGCTTATCTTTGCAGGCGCGAGGATAACAACATGAACTGGCTCTCCCGGTTTGTTAGTGGCGTGAGAGAACGCAGGGGCGCTCTCGGTTTCTCGCTCAAAGACCTAGACAACTTGCTTGACCTCGCAGCCATGGGAGGGACGCCAAGCTCTGCAGGTTTCGTCGTGACGGCAGAAAGTGCTCTGCGGCACGTCGTTGTTTTTCGTTGTGTCTCGCTGATAGCGTCTGCTGTTGCATGTTTGCCCTTGAAAGTCTACAAAGGGCTCAAACCCAAGGGCAAGGAAGAGGCGAAAGAGTCTGCAGTCTATGGGGTGCTGCACGATAAGCCCAACCCAATCATGACTGCTCCAGAATATCGTATGGCTGCGACAGCGCACTTGTGCCTGCGTGGGAATCACTACTCGCAAATAATACGCAATGGTCGGGGAGAGGTGGCAGAGTTATGGCCGTTGAATCCCGATAAGGTTGAGGTGTGGTTAGCGCCAGATGGTAGAGAGCTTCGCTATCTATACGCGCAGCGCAACGGTGAGAAGCGGCCTTTCCAACAGAAGGATATTCTACACCTGCGCAATGTGGGCAACGATGGCATCATGGGCTACTCTACGATCACGATGGGTGCGAACACCGTTGGGCTGAGCTTGCTGCTCGATAAGCACCAAGGGTTCTTTTACAGGAACAATGCTCGACTCGGCGTTGTCTTGAAGTCGCCGAAGGTTCTTTCTGACGATGCCTTCGACAGATTTACGAAGCGGTGGAACAAGTCGCACGGCGGGGCAGAGAAGTCAGGCAGCATCGCGATACTCGAAGAGGGGCTTGAGTTCGCGACAACGCTCGGTATTTCTCAGCACGATGCGCAGACGTTAGAGACAATGAAGCTCACGCGCGGCGACATCGCGCTCCTCTTCGGCGTGCCCCCACACATGGTGGGTGACACGGAGAAGTCAACGTCATGGGGTACGGGAATCGAGCAACAGACGCTTGGCTTCCACACGTTCACGCTGAGCGCTTATCTGCGGCTCTGGGAAGCTCGTTGCAATGCGTCGCTCTTCACGAACGAAGAGCAGAAACGCGGGCTCTTCGTCGAGCATGTTCTCGCGGGTCTGTTGCGTGGGGACATCAAGACGCGCAGCGAGGCGCTCGACATTTGGCGGCGCAACGGTATCATTAGCGCTGACGAATGGCGCGACCTTGAGAACTTGAACCCGCGCGAAGACGAGCATGGGAAGGATTACTGGATGCCCGTCAACTATTCAGCGACGGGAAGCGCAGTCCCAGCGCTCACTCCTGTCCCTGCACCTCTACCTCCGCAAGAACCCAAGGCGGCGCGCGCGCTTGAAGCGGCCTACGTTGCAGCATGGGAGCGTGCGCTTAGGCGCGCGCGTCAAGACCATGCGCTCGTGATAAAGAAAAAGCGCACTCTTGAAGTCTGGCTCGCAGAGTGTATGCAGTATGCGCACGAGCAACTAGACCCACTCGATGAGGCGATGCGCGCGCTTGGAGAGCAGCCTGGTGCGTGGGGAGAGGATGAGTTGCGTTCAGTGCTCAGCGGCTCAGCGCTCGACGCTCTTGCACGCGATGCTGCGCATAGAGCAGTGCAATCAGACGTGAGTGCTGAGGACAAGCAGAAGACGCCAGTGCGACTAGAACCCGGCGCTATCGTGGTGAATGTCACGACAGGAAAGGTTGAGGTTGAGCAGAAGTTGCGTACAAGGGTGACGAAGTATCTGCTCGACGATGATGGGCAGATAATCGGGAAGACTGAGACAGAAGAGGAGGCGAGTTCCTAATGGCAAGCGACTTGAATCTCTCAATCGTGGGTGCAAACGCCGGCGTAGACGCAATTTGTGCGCTTGCGAATACGGGCTACATCCGAATCTATAACGGTACGCAGCCCACCACTCCTCAAGATGCTCCAGGTGCTACGTTGCTTGCAGAGCTTCGCTTCGCTGCGACTGCGTTCGTAGGAGCAATCTCTGGTGTCGCGACAGCGGGCGCAATCGTAGACGACACGGATGCGGATAATACTGGAGTTGCCGCATGGTTTAGGGCGTTGAAGAGCGACGGGACTACCGTGCTATGGGATGGGACTGTCGGGACTTCGGGGTGCGACCTGAACCTTAACAGTGTCGCCATTTCTCAGCATGCGAAAGTCAGCGTCACGGGTATGACGTTTACCTGGCCGAAAGGATACTAGCATGGCTGACGGACTGTTCTACAACGATCTTCGCGAACCGTTCATTGCATCGGACCAAGGAGCCGTCACCTTGGCGGCAACGGCCAAGGCGCTCTACACGGCGTCGGCGTTCCCAGTGCTTGGAGGTCAGTATTTCTCCAGGATCGGGAAGAAGGTGCGTATTCGGTTGTTTGGGAGGATGACGACCGGCCTCACGCCCGGCAATGGGAGCTTCAATGTCCTCTACGGCACTGGCGCAGACGCCAACGGTGTTCTGCTCATGACAGGGACGCCGGTCGCGCTCGTGGCTTCTGGGACGAACCTGGCCTGGTGGATGCAGATTTTCGTCCACTGCCGCAGTCTCGGCTCAACGGGAACGCTTTTCTGCACCGGGGAGGCGAACTTCAACGTCGGACTAATCGCTGCTGCGTCGCAGCCCATCCTGCTCCCGGCGGCCACTCCCGCTGTTTCGGGTGCGTGCGACCTGACTGCAGCGCTTATCATCAGCGTGCAATTCCTACGGTCGGGCAGCACAGCAGAGACGATGCAGGTGCACGACATGGAAGTGGTGGCAATGAACTAATGCAGCCGATTCTATTCAGATTCGCCGAGGTCAGAAACAAGGGAAGACGAATGCTCGGGGTGGGTCCCTCGCTTTCGTGGCTGCTCCCATTGCCGACCTCAAGGTTTGTTCTGAGTGGAATCACCAAGGACGAAACTGGCGCTGCGGTCGCAGGATTCACTGTTTACCTTTTCAACATGGCGACCGGAGTGCCAGTGTTGACAGACACGACCATTTCAGACGCCAATGGCGTGTATTCGTTTAATGTGAATCTGACCGACCCGTACTGGGTCGTGGATTACAAGGTGGGCGCTCCGGATAAAACGGGTGCGACGCTCAAGACGCTCGCGGGGGTGGCAGCGTGACAGACCTCTTTGCCTATCCCGGCGAGCCTAGTCCGAATGACGTAAAGGCGTCCGATCCGACCGTCCTGCGCGGGGGAACGTCGGATATTACGGGAACTGCAACTCTCATTGCGCAAGCTGCAGAAGTCGCAGCGCAAGGCGCAGAGACATTCGTAGCTTCGTCTGTGCTGACTGCGCAGCAAGCGGCAGTCGCAGCGGCCGGCGCTGAGGTGTTCGCAGGGGCCGCAGCGTTGACTGCGCAGCAGGCGGCAGTCGCAGTGGTCGGCGCTGAGGTGTTCGCAGGGGCCGCAGCGTTGACTGCGCAGCAGGCGGCAGTCGCAGTGGCCGGCGCTGAGGTGTTCGCAGGGGCCGCAGTGCTGACTGCGCAGCAGGCGGCAGTCGCAGTGGTCGGCGCTGAGGTGTTCGCAGGGGCCGCAGTGCTGACTGCGCAGCAAGCGGAAGTCGCAGCGGTCGGTACAGTAGGAGCGGAAGTTTTCGAGGGGCAGTCATTTCTCGTTGCAGAGTTCGCGCGAATCTCAGTATCCGGCCTGGTGCTAGAAGCTGAGGAAGAGCCGTATCTCGCGCCCTGGGCGGGCGGTTGGGTCGGGTATCAGCGAGCTATCCTTGGTGACTCGTCTCTCGTTGCGAGTAAAGCTCACCTCATCTCTGCTGGCGAGGTTTTCACCCTGATACTCGGAAGCTCAGACTGCATTGCAAGCAAAGCGACACTGAAAGCCGTTGGTCGGGTTGTCGCGAGACCTTCGCGCGCGCTCTTTGATATTGACGACGACCTCTTCGCAAATGCGGTCAACGGATTCAACAGAAAAGCAGCATAGGAGGTAGCAATGGCAGAGCATCGTAAAGCTATCGCAGTCCACCATACGGACACGTCTGATGCTTCATGGGATGGACCTGCAGCGAAAGCGAAGCTTAACCTGGGTGCCTCAGCGTCCTACTATCGTAAGGCGTTCGCATGGCAAGACCCTGATAAGGATGAGACGACCAAGGAAGCGTACAAGTTCATTCACCACGAGGTGAGTGCAGACGGAGTAATCGGTGCGGCGAATCTCACAGCATGCGTTGCGGGCATCGCAGTGCTCAACGGCGGGCGCGGGGGCACAACGATTCCTGATGCAGACCGCAAGGGTGTCTGGTCGCATCTTGCAGGGCACTTGAAGGATGCCGATAGAGAACCTCCCGAATTGAAGTCGCGTTTTGATGGGCGCGAAGAGCGCTTCATTGTCGCCGAGCTTCGAACCGTATACAAGGAGGGCAGCGCGACAGAGGTTGAGGGCTACGCAGCAGTCTTCAATGTCGAAGCCGATGTTTTCTGGTTCCGCGAGATCATAGAGCCAGGTGCCTTTGCTCGCGCGATTCGAGAGAAGCAAGACGTGCGCGCTCTCTGGAATCACAATACCGACAAGGTGCTCGGGCGCACCAAGAATGACACGCTCAGCCTCGAGGAAGACGACCACGGGTTGCGTGTACGTTTCACGCCTCCAGATACGCAGGATGGTCGCGATGCTCTTACGCTCATTGAACGGAGAGACGTCGACCAGATGAGTTTTTCTTTCATGGCAACGGTAGAACAGTGGGATGAGAAACAGGGAGAGAAGTCGCTGCGACACGTCAAGGAGGTGGACCTCTTCGATGTTTCGCCCGTGACATTTCCTGCATACGAGCAGACAGAGATTGGTCTGCGCACTGCTGAGGCTGTATGGGAGAAGCACGTTCGCGACGCAGCGGTCGGGCAGGAGCCTGGCGTTGACGAGACGGACGGCGAGCATAGGCCCGAGCAGGTGCCGAGCTTTGACGCTCGCAAAGAGGTAGAGCTTCAAATTCTTGACCTGGAAGAGCAAGTAACATAAATACTGACAGAAAGGATAGGGACATGGACAAGAGAGAGAAGTTACTAGCAAGGCGTGCAGCGCTGGTAGACCAGAACCGCAAGCTGCTCGACAGCGTTGAAACGACGCTGACAGAAGAGCAGCGCAAGCAACTTGAAGCGGCGAAGGTGGAAATCCGCGCCATCACGGACATACTGAAGGTGCTTGACGAGCAGGAGACAGAAGAGCGCGCGCTGCTGCAGCCACAGGGCAAACCGGCAGAGACGGCCGGCAGGCAGCGCGTGAGTGACCCGAACGTGCTTTCATTCGGCGAGTTCCTTCAGGCAGTCGCTCGTACTTCAACACCTGGGCATTCACCTGACCCGCGCATCGCAGAGTATCGCGTTGCAACGGGTGCAGGGGAGAAGGTGGGAGCAGAGGGTGGCTTCCTAGTCGGCACTGACGAATCAAACGCCCTCATGCAGCGCGCATTCGAGGCGTCGCCCATCATCAGCAAGTGCACCCCGCTTACCATTTCGGCTGGGTCCAATGCGCTGGCGTTGAAGGCGATTGACGACCCGAGCCGCGCTACAGGTTCGCGTTTCGGTGGAGTGCAGGGTTACTGGCTCGACGAAGCGGGTACGAAGTTAGCGACCAAACCGAAGTTCCGTCTCGTCAATTTCAAGCTCAAGAAGATGGCGGGACTCTTCTACGCAACAGACGAACTGCTCGAGGATACGGCTGCCCTTGAGTCAGTCGCGCGCCAGGCATTCGCAGCGGAATTCGACTTCATGGTCGCTGATGCAATCATCAATGGGACGGGAGCGGGCGAACCCCTCGGGATTCTTGCGAGCGCCGCGACTGTCGTGGTGACAAAGGAGACGGGCCAGGCGGCAGATACCATCGTCGTCGAGAACATCGTCAAAATGTGGTCGCGTCTTCGTGCGCCGAATCAGACGGCTGCGGTCTGGCTCGTCAATCAGGACACGTTCCCCGAGCTTTACACGATGGGGATAACGGTCGGGACTGGTGGGTCGCCCATTTTCATGCCTCCGGGCGGCATTTCTGGCCAGCCCTACTCGACGCTCTTCGGCCGCCCCATCATCCCGACGGAGCACAACTCAACGCTCGGCGACAAGGGCGACATCATCCTCTGCGACCTCTCTGAATACATCCTAGCGACAAAGGGTGGCATTCAGAGTGCGTCGAGCATTCACGTCAACTTCATTTATGACGAGACGGTTTTCCGCTTCGTCTATCGCGTTGACGGGCGTCCCTGGTGGGACACTGTCCTTGCCCCGTACAAGGGGGGCACGAAGACGCAGTCACCGTTCGTCACGCTCGCCGAGCGCGCGTAAACACGCGCGCGCTGAGAGCAGGAGAGAGACAGCAGCAAGAAAGACAAGGAGAGGAACATGAACTTCCTAGACAGGCATGACATTTGCTCTGCATTCGTTCCGGTCGATTTGAAGACTGGCGCGAACGCAGGCGACTTCATTAGCATGAAGGATTGGCACCACCTGACCATCGTGTTTTTCAAGAGCATTGGCACGGCAGGTGATGACCCGATCTTCGAGCTAAAGCAAGCGACAGTCGTCGCAGGGACCGATACCAAGGACCTGAATGGCATCACCTCTGTGTTTTACAAGCAGGGGCTCGACCTGACAGCGGTGACGCACTTCGACGAAGCAACGCAAGCCGCCGACGAGCACTACACCGACGCGACGTCTGCTGAGCTTTCGGGCATTTACGTCATAGAGATTGACGATACAATGCTCGACGTCAACAACGGCTTCGATTGCGTGCAGTTCAACGTCGCGGACATCGGTGCGAATGCGCAGCTTGGCTGCGCGCTGTACATTCTCAGCCAGCCGAAGTATACGGGCCCGGTTCACGGCCGCGCGAACCCGCTTGCTGACTAACCGCCCTTGAGGCTCTGTGTGACTGAGGCGGGCGCGGCACGACGCTGCGCCCGCTGATAGGGAGACGACAATGGCTGGAATGCGTACACGTTTTGACTGGGCCAACCTCGCGAACGCTGGCCGTAATGGCGCCTATCGCGACAATGGCTACTCACCAACAAAGGGCACGAGCATTTGGGAGACGTGCCCGCAACTCGCAGCGCTCGACCCTGCGGTCGCGATTCGCTATTTCGAGGACTTCGTCGCGGCATCGGTCGACGACACGACTGGGATTCCTACGACCTTCGCCGCATCAGGCGACCATAAGACGACTATCTACCCAAAGGTCGCGGGTGGCGTGTTGTCAATGGAGTGCGGCAACACGGACAACGACGAATTCTACCTGCAGCTTGGCTCGGGCGCGCTTCATGCGCCGTTCATTATCACCGACGCCGGAGCGAAGCCACTCTGGTTCGAGTGCTATGCGAAGGCCGGGCAGCACGCAGACGCCGGGTGGTTCATTGGGATGGCAGAGGAGGGCTGTGCCGCTGCCGACTTTATGACCAACGACGATGCAATTCTCGCTGACAAGGACCTCATCGGCTTCCATATCTTGACGGCGTCGCCTACTGCTTGGGACGTCGTTTGGAAGAAGGCGGGGCAAGCTCAGCAGGCGGTTCTGGCGCAGGCCGTGAACGCTGACGACTACCACCGTTTCGGATTCGTCTTCGACGGGGCCAGCACCGTGACCTTCTACATTGACAGGACTGCAGTCGCAACCGTGGCGACGACAAGCGCTGCGACGTTCCCGAGTGCGCAGGCGCTTGCCCCCATTTTCGGGGTGAAGACTGGCGAGGCGGTCACGAAGACGCTGCTCGTTGACTACATCAAGGTGGTGCAGATCCGCTAGCAGTTAATGCTCGACGAAACGGGGGGAGCGCAAGCTCCCCCCATGTCGGGAGTATGAAATGCGACAAGTGACCCGGTTGACGCAGCCAGCAGTCGAAGCTGTTGAGGTAGAAGACCTCGACATTTGGACCGGCGCGTCTGTCTCAGACGTTGACGGTACGCTCGCAATTCCTGACTCGGGCTTGCTCGAAGGTCTGATAGCAGACGCGCGGGAGATGGTCGAGAACTACCTCGGCAGGGTGCTCTTGACTTCGACGTGGCGTTATCTGCTCGACGCTGTAGACATCGAGGATGAGATTGTGCTGCCCAGACCTCCGCTGGTCTCTGTGCAGTCAATCACTGCGACAGATTACCTCGACACGGCGACGGTTGTTGACCCGGCGACTGTCTACACTGTCTTGCCTTCAACGGAGACGGGGCGTGTGTTCTTGAAGTACGGAATGCTGTGGCTCAACACGACACTCAGGGATTCTGCAGCGCTGCAAATTGACTTCACTGCAGGCTATGGCCCAGACGGGAGCGACATTCCCGCGGAGTGTCGCGTAGCAATCAAGGCGCTCGTCATGTTCTACTATACCAACAGAGGCGCGGGATTCGTCACCAACAGACAGACGGGCGGAAATACACCAGTGCCCGACGAGGTGGCGAAAATCTTCGAGCGCGTTGACCATCTGCGCGTGAGGAGACAAGACTAATGTCCTGGCAAATCATAGAGCGCTCGCCCCTCGCTTTCGAGCTTATCGAGGAGTTCGAGCGTGGCATTTTAGACGTCACGGCGCAGGTTGCGCGTGAAGCTTCGCGTACACTCGTCAGCGAGACGTTGCGCTCGTTCGTCGAAGAGGTCACGCCGTACTATGGAGAACCTTGGGCATTAGCAGCAAAGGGTACAGCGGCGCGCAAAGGCTGGAGAGGGTTGCTGAAACTGAGTGGACAGCTTATTGGGGACATACGGGGTGACTTCAAGCAGACGGAGTTTGGAGCGGTTGCATCGGTAGGAGTTCTCCCTGGTATGTCTGTGAAGCTTGCGAATATTCACGCTTACGGAATCAAAGGGACGTCGAGGTCTGCGAAATACAGATTGCGTAAGAGCAGACTGCTTGACAAAGGTGACGTGCGCGCGCCGAAGGGCGGGGCCGTCTCAATGCCTGCGCGCAGATTCATAGGGATTGCAGCGAACGAAATGGAGCGCCTTGTCAGGTTTGCGGAAGACAAAGGACGCAATCTGCGCATCATGGGGGCAGGATGAGTAACAGACACAAGGCAATCAGGGATGCGATAGTTGAGAAAATCAAGGGCGCTGTTCCCGCTGCTTACATCATCGAAGACCCTGCGCCGACTGCGCTACCGAATCTCCCGCCGGGAAATGTCGCCATTGACGTCTATTGTGACGACATTGACTTTCAACCGAGCGAGGAGCTAGGTGCGGTGCACCAAGAGGCAAGGTGGACATGGCGAATCGAGGTGCTCATACCGGGCGCAAGTAGCGCGACGTCTCTCGATATTTGGGATGACATCGTGCTTGCCATGCTCTATGCGTTGTGCCCTGCAGCGGGCTGGCGGCCGGCGGTAGAGTGCGACGTCGTCAACGCAGTCACAGCGCGCTTTGAAGGGATAGCGTCTCTTGGTCGTGTCTATTCGCTCGTGGTCTCGCACGGGCGCTACGAATAAGGAGGGAGCATGCCGAGATACAGAGTTACGCTGCATGAAGCGGTAGGAGAAGGAGAAGAGCGAGAGTTCTCGCTCGGTATCATGCGAGTTCTCAAGTTGAAGAAAGGGGTCCCCGTCGAAGTAGAGCTAACAGAAGTTCAGGCGGGGCCTGACGGGCTCGCGAAGTACGCAGACATCGAGCCCGTTGAGCAGCAGAAGACGACAAAGCGCGCGACTCGCGCGCTGAGCGAGGAGGGTTGAAATGGCAGGTCCAAAGCAGTCAAGCTATGAACAGGTTGGAATCTACAAAGAAACAGTGCGCGGTACTTCTCCTATTGAGAAGTTGCACGTCATGCCTCTGTACGACCGGGGCTTTGACCTCTTCGAGGATACGCCGGCAGACGTCAACGAAATTACGGGCTCGCCGGTGCCGGGAGAGCCCGGCCGTGGCGTGTTGCGCGCAGAAGGAACTGTAACCGTCCCATTCGACCACGTTGGCATCGGGCTGTGGTGGTATGTCCTACTGAGCAGTTATGGGAAGGCCGGTGTAGGTGACCCGTATACGCACACGTTCAAGGTGGGCGCGACGGACCCCGTTTCATTCGGGATCGAACTTGGGAACAACGGTGTTCCCCTTTTCGACGTCATCCCGGGTTGTGCAGTGCGTGGGCTGAATCTCACGGCAGAGAAGACGCCCGCGAAAGCAACCGCACAGGTTGACCTCATTGGTTGCATCGCCGGCCCGCCCGACCTCAAGAACGGCACGAGCGTTGACGCTGCGCCTTCGTTGTACACGACGCAGCGCTATAACCTCTTCCCGACAATCTGTAAAATCAATGGGACTGCGTCTGCATACGCACAGCGCGTCGCGTTCAACATTCGCAGAGAGGTTGCGGTTGAGCACGTTCTCGACGGGCTGCGCTATCCCGCCTATGTCAGTTTTGGCGGGTTCACAATCAGCGGGGAAGTCACCGCTATCTGGGACGACGCAGACGCCATGCGAGAGCTTTGCATGACGAGCGCGGGTCTCGCCGCAGCAGAGAACAAGATAGAACTTGACTTCTTCACTGAGGACGTAAATCACGACATGAAGATTTACGCCGACGAGGTGCAGTATTTCCTCGGCGCCGCACCGGGAATCGGCGGTCGTGGTGCGCGCAAACTCACCATCGGGTTTAAGGCGTACTACGGCAATGACGCAGACGCGCCCATCAAGGTTGAACTGCGCAACGCTACGGCGGACTACCCTGCGATCTTTACGGTTGGCTAGTGAGTGTGCGTGAATGGGGAGAGAGAAACTGCAGCGAGTGCGCGCGACTGCTCGACAACTTCGAGCGCAACAGAGCACCTCTGAGGATAGAGGACCACTGGGCGCGCGAAATGAATGCCTGGCTCGCGTTTATGCGTCATATACGAGCCGTGCATCCTGGGCTGGGACCCAGGCTTGGAGGAACGAATGACTAAGCGCATCCTAACCGATTTATTTCTCACCGACTCAGCCGAACCCATCGAGGTCGAGGTGCCGGAATTCGGCTGCAAGTTCACACTCGTTCCGATTCGCCAGTCAGACCGAGAGCGCTGGCAGAAACAGTTCAGAATGTGTCCAGCGTGCGGCGGGGTGGGGTTCTTTCCTGGTGACAAGCGGCTACTCGCGTGTCACAAATGCAAGGGTAATCCCGGCCCGTCTCTCGCCGACAGGGACATCCGCTTCGCAGTGCTGAAAGAGGTCGTGCAGGGTTGGTCCGGCCTTGTGACTGATACTGGGAAGGAAGTTCCTTTCAGCGAGGGCGTGCTAGCGAAGTTCTCCGCTGAGTACGAATACTTTAACATTCTGCTCAACGCTGCAGCGGCGCTCGTTAAGAAGGTGGAGCAAGACGAGGGGGAAGCCTAAGGGGGGCGGCGCGCGCGCTATTCGTCGGCTCCCTTGATTCAGACGACATAGAAAAGCTGCCGTTCTGGTGCGTGAATGTCCTCACGGCATGGGCCCTTGTTGAAAGTCAAGTGCGCACCTCTGCGATGGGGGGCGTGATAGGGCTCGACTATGCGTCAGCAGCGGTAGTTTTGAAGTCAAGCGGATTCTGGGATGACGACCAGGACTGCATCCCTGTAGAGTTAATGCGTGGGTTGCAGATAGTCGAGGGGGAGCTTGTGCGCTTTAAGCTCTGTCCTGAGTGCGTAGACGAGACGCGAAAGGTAAAGCTTTGCTCGAAGTGCGGGCGCGACTTCTCTGATGCCGATACGGCGCGACCCAAGGGTCGCGGATTGCTAGAGGGATGATATGGCGGCGAAGGCGCTCTTCCAGATAGTCATTGATGCGAAGACTGGTCAGGAGACGCTTGTCAAGCTCAAGCAAGATATGAAGGAGTTTGGTGAGGCGTCAGAGCAGGCTGGCGCGAAACTCTCGAAGCAAGAGAAGGACATGACTGCGCTCATTAACAAGCTTGAGCCAGCCCGCGTTGCGACAGAAAAGCTCACAGACCAGCAACGACTACTGAAGGATGCGCTTGTCGTTGGGAAGTTTGGAGAGGGTACCCAGGCAATCGACCGGTATAAGGCGGCGCTCGACGCGCTGAATCAGAAACAAACACAAACGACAACGCAGACTGTCGAGCATGGAAGCGCCATTGATGTTCTACATGGGACCTACTTGAAGCTTGCTGCGCAGCTAGCAGTTGTCGGTACTGTGTTTGCGGCGGTTGGTAAGGGTTGGCTCGATGTCACGAGAGCGGCGATGGGGGACGAAGTTGCAAGTGCGAAGTTGCTAGCGACGTGGACAGCAACTAAAGGCGCGTCAGGCGCGACCATCGTACAGTTACACGCAATGGCAGAGAGTCTAGCTGCACTTACGGGGAGACATCGTGAGGAAGTGAAAGAAGCAGAGGCGCTCGCGCTCACTTATCACAATGTTACTGGGCCGGCGCTTGAGCGCATGCTCAAGAGTGCTGCAGACCTTGCTGCCGTGCGTGGTGGTGACCTGCCCGACTGGGTCACGAAACTCGGTCGCGCGATGGAGAATCCGTCGAGCGGTCTGACTGCACTCACGCGCGCCGGGGTTGTCTTTACGCAGCAACAGAAGGAACAAATCAAGGTGGTCAGCGAGTCGGGCGATACCCTGACCGCTATGGCGTTAATCCTCGAGCGTGTTGAATCGAGCTACGGTGGCGCGGCAGCCAGGATTGGTGCGACGACTCAGGGTGCATGGGACCGTCTTACGGCTTCGTTGAATGAGTTGAAGGAAACGTGGGGTGGGATGACCCTTGGTGCGACAAAAGAGGCGCTCTCAGAGACGAACGATGCGGTAATAGACCTAACAGACAATACGAACCGCATGCGCGCTGCCTGGAATACATTCTTTGAAACAATAGGGGCGGGACAGGGTATCTGGGAAGCATTCAAGAAAAGCTATGTAACTCGACGTGGCCTGAGCGAGGAACAGCTAGAACTTCCTGGTCCGGTTGTTCCGTCTGCCATGCAATCAATCGAGCAAATGCTCGGCAAGACCGGCCTCCCTGGCATGGGGATGACGTCGCTTGAAATTTATAAGCAAGCAACGGGAGCATTCGTCGAAGCGCAGCAAGCGGAAGAGAAGGCAATCGAGATAAAGAAGAAACATGAAGAGCAGATAAAGCGCATGGAGACTGCCTATCAGAAATTGTCAAAGCAACTTCAAGAGGTAGGCAAGTCGTGGCAGGCGACGGCGTCGCTGCTCTTCAAGCCTGACTGGGCAATGCAAGCAGAGTTTACAACTCAACTCTCTGACCGCTTCACTGGTCTAGGCAAGATGCTTGCGGTAAATCTCGGCACGGGGCTCAATGCGGAGCTCCCCGCTTCGTTCGCAGGTATCGCGCCCGCCGTCGAAGCATCTGGACTCGGGCTTGCGTTGCAGCAGAGCATAGGTACGAAGGTAGACGAAGGCGTACAAGGTGGGATCGTTAGTGGCATGAAAGAAGGCATCGCAGAAGCCGCCCCTGCGTTCTCGAAAGAGTTCGCAGACGCATTCAAGGATGGTCTACTTGCGCTCTTCGAGAGCGGAGACTTAAAGAGTGCATGGGGTGCGCTGACAGCGGGCTTTGTTGGCATGTTCTCGCAGGCACTCGGCAATGCAATGCAAACGCTCTTTGCGGGGGGTTCTATTGCAGACATCGGCAAAGCTACGGGGCTGTGGACACCTGGCACAACGGGCGAGGGACCAAACAAACCCGGGCAGTTTAACTGGGCGGGTGCTGCGTCAATGATCGGCGGGATACTCGGTCAGCTTGGAACAGCACAAGCGAACCGTGGTCTTGCGACTATCGGTGGTGCAATGTCGGGCGCAGGGATGGGCTTCATGATGGGCGGGGGCATGGGGGCGGCCGCCGGAGTGGGTGCGGGTGCAGCATCGGGTGCTGCGGCAGGTTCCGCGTTCCCGGTGTGGGGCACAATTATCGGCGCGGTGGTCGGGGCTGCGCTCGCCTACCTAGGCTCGAAAGGTCCGAGTAAAGAGAGTGCGCAGATGGGTCTGCGCGGGGGTCTCGGTTATGTCACCGAGATTACGGGCGGTGTGAGCAAGGAAGCTGAGAGACAGGTGGCGCAGGAGATTACCGATCGTTACCGCACGACCGCTTTTGCCTTCCGAGACATTCTCCATGCCCTAGGCCAGGCGGTCGGGGAGATGCCTGACATTACACTTGCCTTCAATGAGAAGTCAAAGAACCTCCAAAGCGCGATTCAAGCCTTTATATCCGGCACCGTTCCGCGTGCCGTGTTTGAGGCGTTCAGGCCTGCACTGGAACTTGGCCTTGCGTCGGTCGGAGTCTCGGTTGGGCGCATTACGGAGGAGATGACCAAGTTTTCTACCGGTGACTTCGATAAGACGCTCCTGGCGCTGAAGGAGTATGTCACCGTTCTTCTCCGCCTTCAGAATTTGCACAAGGACCTGGGCAAATCGCTTGACGACCTGCGTACAGAATTAACGCAATCTGTCAGGGACACCTGGAAGCAAATGGCAGACGAAAGCCTTACAGAGATTCAGCGACTCTCTGAGGGTTTGAGTTCGCTCACGAGCGAAGAGCAGGTTATGCGTGCAAATCAGATAGCGGACCTCGCAGAGGCGCAGTATGAAGCTAACCTGCAATACCTCGGCCAACTTGCGCAAATGCAGATTACGCTGTCAAAGACATACGAAGCCACCTTCGCCGGCCTCGAGGAGCAGCGGGCCGGGACGGGCGGTCCCGAATCGTTGGGCGCGTTCTATATGCGCAAGATGGAAGAGTTACGCGCGCAACTGCAGGGAGCGACCGGCCCGGAGATGATTCAGGAAATTACGCAGCAACTCATACAGTACGGGCAGGCGCTTTGGAAATTGAATCTCCCGGGGATATACGGCACTGGTCAGCAGACACCATTCGGCGAAGCAGTTCCCGGTTCGCAAGAATGGGTCGAGCAGTTCTTGAAGCAAGCACAGACGATAACAGAGGACCTGCTTAAAGGTTGGCAGGACGAAATTAAGGCGCAGAATGACGCGCTGCAAGCAGCACTTACCGGGATAACTACAGCACTGACGTCAGAGACGTCGCTGCGGGATGGCCTGATGGCAAAACTGCAGGATGAGACGTCGTTGCGTGAGGGCTTGAATCTAAAACTTGGCGAGGGCGCCGATATTCTTGAGGGGTTTAATGTCGCCGTTGCAGGGGTGACTGCGCGACTTGCTGGTCTTGAAGCGAAGGCCGGGTCCATGCAAAGGTGGGGTTAGTATGACTGCACTTTTCGATTACTCAGCACCAGATTACGGGGTCGACGAGGCTGCACTCTGGCAGCTTCGACGTTACACCGACGATGCGGGCAATATCGTGCAGAGCAGGGCAACGCGAACGCGCCCACGCTGGCGCGTTGCTCTGCAGTGGGCACGCAACCCGACGGTGCTCGCTGCATTTCAGACTGCGCTCAATGGCCTCGCTGGTGGTTTCGTCGAGGTTTACTTTTACACGGGCTCATTGTGGCTGCAATGGGACGACGTTAGCGCAGGGACAGGCGACGGTGCGAATCTCCTGTTCCCATTTCCAGGGCGCGAGGTCTATACCGATAGCGAGGTCGTGAAGGTTGACGGCGTTACGAAGACGCGCGTGACTCACTATAACCTCGACTATGATGGGGGAGACAGCTTGAAACGCGAGCGCATTCACTTTACAGCAGGCAACGCGCCTGCGAACGGTAAGGCTGTGACGATTAGCTTCCTCGGCCGGCGTCTGCTTATAGGACGCATGGCGTCTGATGTCTCGATTCGCACAATTAGCTACCAACGTTCTGAGTTTGCAATCACACTCGAAGGGGAGGAAGCATGACGCGCGGTGCGACGCTTCCGACTGGTGTCTCGACTGTCGCTATCGCTGCGCAGTATCGAGCGCGTCATGCGGTCGCGATTGGGACACCGACGCCGATTCGTCTTTGCCAGGGGCCAGGGTCCCTTGTCATTGGCGGTGATACCTACACGGAAGATGTTCTTGACCCGGGCTCATTCACTGTTGGTGGTCTCCCAGGCGGGTCGCTGCGCGTCTCGAATGCGGACAACCTAGTTAGCGAAGCAGACGCAGCGGGTACTCTGTTGGGTGTAACACTTGTCGTTTATGAGGTACATTGGTCCGCAGCGGGTGCGCAACTTGATCCTGTAATGCTCTTTTCGGGGATCGTGACGGCCGTCAAGTATGGGTCTGATGGCGCGACGCTGACTGGGAAACTCAGGCTAGCAATATCAGCAGGGATGGTGGGGCGCATTGTCTCGCGTCTCTGCTCGCATGTTTTCAAGGGTACGCGCTGCAGCTTTCTTGGCGCGTACACGGCTGTGCTCACCCGTGCCACGACCGCCTACAAGCAGGATGGCACCAGCGTCGCCAGCGGGCTTCCGCGCTACGAGGCGGCGAAATACTCCAACGGGATCACGGTTGAGGAGGGGACGACGAACCTGTTGAGTGCGAATCAGTCAGGCGTTGAGACCGACACGACTGGCTTCGCCGTCATTGGTGGCGCCACGATCGCGCGGGATACTGGGCAGAAATACGAGGGCGCGGCATCCCTCAAGGTCACGTGCGCGGCCCTAGGGAACGGGGCGTACACGAGCACGATGCCTGCCGCGACAGTAGGCCTGCCCTACGCAGTGCGGGCGCGGATCAAGGGCGAGAACACAAAGCTCGTACGGCTGTACGTCGGATTCTACACCTCCGGTACCGTTTTCATCAGCGGCTCGTACGTCGAACTCACGTGCGATGCGACGTGGCAGACCGTGAACGTCGCGATGGTCGCGCCCGCGACGACCGCCAAGGTCGCGCTGCTGGCCTATAACTGGACCTCAGGAGCGCACACGTTCTATCTAGACTGTCTCCAGATCGAGCAGAAAGCGTACGCGACTTCCTGGCACATTGGTGCGGGCACGCGCAACGCGGAGACGCTGACGATCCCGCAAGCCGCGGTTAGCAATGCTGTCGGGACATTCGAGGCGTGGATAAAACTCTTGCGAGCGCCCGGCACGAATCAACAGTACATCCTAGACGCCAACGGAGCGACAAACTACGGCCTCAAGTTCTACGTGCGCACGGACGGGAAATTGGAATGCGTCTTTGGCACGGGGTCGAGCGAGGTCACGATAACGGGAACGAACGCACTGATTGTTGACACGCTCTACCACGTCGCGGTGACGTGGGCTGCCGCGGGGGTAACGATCTACCGCAATGGCTCCTCAGAGGGTACAAGCGGGACGGCGCCTGGTCTGGCCGCCGGCACCCTCGTTTATCTCGGGAGCAAGGCGGACGGGACGCTCCAGCTTGACGGATTTATTGACGACCTGCGCATAGAGGACAACGCGCGCAGTGGGACGGATATCGCGGCCGACTACGCCAGCGCAACCGCCCTTTCACTCACGGCGCACACGCTCGGAAAGTACGCATTCGATTCCTCTCTCGCGGGGACTGGTAACATTTTGACGTGTGACCGCACAATGGTAACTTGCATTGCCTACGGCAATATCCTGAGGTATGGAGGCTGGCCTAGCATGCCGCAGATTGGGCAGAAGTTCTCTTATACTGTGACAACACCACAGCCTGCGACGTCAGAAGTAGCAGGGACCTACGTTCCTCCTGCTGCTCCTTACAACCCATTTGCAGAATTCTATGTTGCGCCCGGGGGCGGCCCCCCAAAGCGCTTGAAGCGGGCGGATTAGTATGCCTATTGTAAGAAGGAAGCTGCACCGGGTAGGTGACATAATACCACCTCCTCCGCCTCCTCCGACTCGTTATGCAGACACGATCCCGGGCGTTGGAGAGCCGATGACTCGTCAAGTCAATTTAGAATTTACAGACACGGCAGAAGGCCGCTGCTGCCCAATAAACTACGGGCGCTTCCGATCATGCTTCTCTCTTGTGCATGCAGACATCGTTAGTGGAAAAATGGAGGTCATTGCGCTAATAGGTGAGGGTGAGATTGCAGCAATAGAGAAAGTCTGGGTCGACAACGAAGAGGTCTACCCGACTACACCCGCCTGGGCAACATGTCAAGTGAGGACAGGAAGCTTAACACAGACAGCGGTGACGAATATCAGCAATGCGACGATTGTAAACTGGACGCATCCTGGTTACGCATACGTCGCGATTCAGTTGACGCTTGCGACTGCCGACATACGAGGGGGAATTCCGCGCGTCGAAGTGCAGGGACGCGGTATGCTTTGCCCCGATCCTTCGACACCCGGAAACAAGCTATATTCATCCTACCCGACGGATCATCTCCTTGACGCGCTCATGTCTGCTGACTATGGGTGTGGCGTTCTTGAAGCGTCAATCGCGTATGCGAGCGGTACGGGCTCGTTCAATGCTGCGAGCGCGGCATGCAGTAGTTTGATTGACTACACGAGCGTCCAGGCCGAGCAGCAGACGTCGTCAAATACTTCCGTTGGTTTAGGCGACTATGACAGACTGCAATCATTCGTTATGCCGGCTCATGATGTCATAGTACATTGCAAGGTGAATATTCCAGTGGGTGGTGATTTGAGCCCCGTCTTCTACATAAGGGCAACGCCGGATGGCGCCAACGTTGGCGGGTTCATGCCCATATATGGTACGGTTGTTGCAGGTGATTACATCGTTGAGACGCAATTCCTTGGTAATTATTTCACTGCGGGCGCAACCTACTACCTCGTCTTCCCTGCTGCGAGCAACACCACTTATAAGTGGCATTTGAATTCGCTAACGAATCTCTATGCGAATGGGAAGGCACAAGCGAAAATTACGGGCGTTTGGACGGACGTCAATTATGACCACTACTTCCAAGTCGCGCGTTTCGAGAGAACATACGAAGCAATGCTAACGGTACTCGACAGGCAGCTTCTCGAATCTATCGCTGCGACGCTGCTGCGGACTTGTCACGGGCGATTCGTGTGGTATGATGGGAAATACCGAGTTAGTCTTGACGGCAGTGCAGCGAATGCTGGGACCGCGAGCGATGATCCTGCAGACTCACCCAGTGTTCCCATCCTCGAGGGCTCGTTGGTATGCTCGCATGACGACTCGGAGATTCCAAACGTCGCCGTTGGAACGTACTATGACGTTGACGACTGGACGCGCAAAGAAGTAAAGTACCAGCACTCGACGATTCTCAACGGCAGCGAGCAGCCGAAAGAGTTGCGCGTGAGTATAGCGACACCGGCTGGCGGTCAACTTTATCGCTTGCTGGTGACGTGGCTCAAACGCGCGCGCAGGACATGGCGCGCGTCATGCAGAGTTGCGCAACACGGCCTAGTAATAGCAGCGGGTGACTACCTCATTCTATTGTCGCGCCTCTTCACGGGGACGAAGACGGTCCTCGTTAACGCGATAGAAGATAATGCAGACGGGACCTTCACGCTGTCACTTGTTGAATACGATTCTACGGACTTCGTTTTGACGCCGTATGTACCACAAGCAATCATTGCGACAACGACAGCCAGTTAATGGAGGGGACGTCAATGGGCCCGAAAGTTGCACGCTACACTGCGCAATGCGAGGGAGGACGTCCTGAGTCTCGGCTCGTCTTCGACATCAAAATCGTCTGGGTCGTATTCTCGGCTGTCGCGCTGCTTGTCGGAATGTTCCTTAGCGCAGCGACAGGAGTTTATGCGACAGCGCACAAAATCGTTCCTCCCATCGCGCAAGAGACGGTTCAGCCATTCATTGACAAACTGGCGTTGGAGCATAATCAGCTACGGAGAGAAATGCAGCACTCTGACGAGCAGAATCTTGGCGCGGTACGGTCAGACATAGTGCAGCTTCGCGAAGACCTGCGCGAGACACGCAAGGTCGTCGCTGACCTACAAACTGCGCTCATTCGAGTAAAGAGCGGAGGCTAGATCATGGCATCACGTTCTCTTGAAGAGTTGCTTCCCGAGGTACGGGAACGTGCAGAGGCATGGCACGCGGCCTGTGAGGTGCGAGGAGTTGACCCACTCATTTATTGCACGCACAGAAGCGCGCAAGAGCAAGACATCCTCTTCGCGCAGGGGCGAACGAGCGTTGGTCGTATAGTCACGTTTGCGAAGGGCTGGCAGTCATGGCACCAGTATCGTCGAGCGTGGGATGCTGTTCCGCTTGTCGGTGGAAAACCCCTTTGGGAATGTGCGCCCTCTGACCCGCTTTGGGCCGTCCTCATTGAAGAGGCGCAGCGGCAGGGAATCGAGTGGGGCGGTCTCTGGCCCGGCCGCAAACGAGACTGTCCTCACTGGCAGGTCCGTGAAGGGCTCAACTTCGAGGACGCGCGCGCGATACTCGACGAATACGAGCGCGCGCTTGGTGAGCAAGTGACCGCGTGAGACACGAAGCGAAAAAGAAACGCTGCCCCTATTGCGGGGCGCAGTGGAACGAAGAGAGAGAGCGCTTCCTATGTGGGGGGCGCTTTCAGTATGTTAGAGATTTTGACGGAGTTCTCGTCAAGAAAGTCACGCACTGCACGTCGTCATGCCGCGCAGCGGTGCTCGCGACAGTGGGATGCAAACGCCGCAGCAATAAAGCAGCGAAGGAGGAACGAATGCTCAAGCTAGCGTTACGGAAAATGACAGCAGCGCTCGTGCTACTGCTCGTCTCTGCAGCAGCAGAGGCGACGGTTTACTGCAGAGACAAGACAACAGGGGCCTGCAGCGTGTCGGTTTTTGGCTCGACGTGCCCAGAAGGTTTCGAGCAGGTGACATCGTGCGCGACGCCCACGCCCGCTGTCGCAGCCGACCAATGGTGCTGGAATGGTGGGACGAATTGTGCTCCCTATAAGGCTGGGGACATCTGCTTCGGGCAGGTAATCTCGACGTGTCCACCCGCAAGCGTCACACCCGTACCGATTGCGACGCCCACGCCGCGCCCTGGAACACCGACCCCCACTCCCACGCCCGCCGTCTACACTGTCGGCGAATTCCTAAAATCACGCGACTTAGGTTATACCTACGTCATGGCACTGACGATGCTCGATGGAGTCGTGTGGGGAAATGGGGGCGTATGCTGCCCAGGAATCGGGGACGGTATTGGTGAGTGTCTTTTCAGCATTGACTACATGCAGACACCGCCTATCTTTCGCGAGTGGGTGTGCACCTATCGTGACAGCAACGAGCTATGGGAGATCACTGCACCCCAGGTCGCGCGCTCTGATAGCTACAAATGGGTAGTCGCGGGCGAGGCCACAAGGCGTGCTGCGCTTCCTGCGCTCGTAAAATCGGGCACAGCATCGCTGACGTGGGGCTTCGGCGTGCAGTCATTGACTGAGCGTTTCTTTACATGGACCCAGAATGTCGGGAGACTCTTCTATCCCGAGTTCTTAAAGCGCTGGCCTCTCGCGATTCTTGACCTCGACGGGATTCGCTATCTCTACTGCATGACGCTCAAGCTCGACGGGCCCACGGCGGGGCAGTTCGCGCTTGAGCGCTACGCATGGCCCAGCGCATACCATGTCGCGCTCTATACTCAGACGACGTCGCTAGGTGTGCTACCTGTGCCTCTCTCTCCCATCGCGATTGACGTTGACGGCTCGCTGCTCTCAACAATAGACGTCGAGACAACGGCCAGCGCGTCAGCAGCAGGCGTGAGAGCATCAGCGCTGAGCATGACTGCTCACGCGCAATGGTACCCCTCGGGCTCTTCGACGAAGGTGCTTGTCATGCGTTCGCTCGACCAAGGGCGCTCATGGTCAGAGACGGGTCTCGTGATTCAAGCGCCCGCAGGAAAGGCGTTATGGGGCTGTGGATTCGAGCATAAGAGCGGAGGGGCTGCAGTGCAGCCCTTACACTTACTCTGTACGCTCGCACCTCTTGGCAAAGGGCCAGAGACGGGTGAGCATATCGGCGCAGACGTGCGCTTCGCAAGCGCGAAGGTGCCTGCGTCGTGGGGTCAGAAACCCGTGCTGTGGGTTAAGTAGGAGGAACATATGAGCACAATTGGCGTTCTCATTCTGTTCGTTGCTGGCGTGCTGACGGGGGGTTTCGTCACTGTCGCGAACCCGCGCATCGCCGCCATCCTCTCTGCGATTTACACCAAGCTCAGGCGGAAAACATGACACCCGCCCTGTCATGGGATGCAGTCTTCGCAGCACTCGCGCAAGTCTGCGTCATTGCTATCCTGCTTGAGCGCGCCCTAGCAATCGTTTTCGAGCAGAAACTCTTTGTTGAAAGGCTGCAAGGGAAGGGCATAAAGGAACTGCTCGCGGTCATCGTCTCATTCGCTGTCTGCAAAACATGGGGACTCGACGTTTTCGGTGCAGTGCTTTCGCACCCAGATACGCATAAGCTGGGCACCTACCTGACAGCGCTGACGATTGCTGGTGGTAGCAAGGTCCCGGCGACACTCTTCACCCAAGTCTGGAACGTGCAGTCGTCAGCAGCGCGCAACGGGAAGGTGCCATGAGCTACCTCAGGCTCGCAGCAGCAATCGCGATAGTCGCCGGGCTCTTCACCGTTGGGTGGGTCGTCAATGGCTGGAGACTCTCAGCGAAGCTCGCAGCATGTGAGTTGCGCGCTGCTGTGCTCACGCAAGCAATTGAGCACCAGAACACAGCAGCGCGTGAGGCGGACAGATTCGCGAAAGAGCTTCGCGAGCGCGTAAAGGTCGCAGAGGCCAGACAGCCGGTTATCGAGACACGCACAATCGAGCGTGTCCGAACAGTCGTTGAGACGCAGCCCGCACCGACTGCGCCTTGTGTGGAGGTCATGCAATGGGAGCGCGCTCAGTTTTCCTTGTTTGTGCAACAATACTCGCAGCGCTGACGGCCGGGTGTTGCTCAATGTGCCCGCAGAAATTGCCGAAAGAAGTCATCATTGAGCGAGCAGTTTGTCCGCCCGTGAAACTCCCAGAGCGCCCGGCAATCGTAGACTGCATGCCTATTGACAGTGACGCAGAGTGTGCAGCGAAGCGAATCACCGCGCTCGTGCTCCTCGACGGTTACTCTCAAAAGTTAGAGAGCCTGCTTGCCTCGCTAGCAACACCGCATTAAACGTTCGCGCGAGTTTCGTTCCTCCTCTCGCGCGGGCACGCTCGTCCCTCGCGTTCGCGCATGGCCTGACACGAGGGGCGGGCGTTTTTCTTTCTCTGCAATTCGTCGCAGAGACTTGTCTCAGCAGTCGCGATCGCGCATCCTGAGAAAACGTCTCCCTAGAGTTCGACATTCTAAAGCTTCTGAATGCTAGAGATAAGTCAGGCTTGACATACGACATCTAGTGTCGTCTAATAATGGTGCCGTTAGACGAGAGAGCAAAGCATGAAGCACACAGAGCAAGCAGCGACGAAACAAGCAGAGCAGCGAGTGCTGCTGCACTGCTTGAACGCGCGCTGTGGGCTCGTCTGCTGCCTCGAGGATGGAGCAGCACACGAGACGTGCCCATTCTGCGCGTCAGCATGCGAACGCATCGAAGCTCTCGCCTCGAGCCCTCGCAAACGTGACGAAGTATGGCACCCGTGCGACGCAGAGCGTGCGTCGCGCATTGCACTCAACGAAGACGACAGAAAGGGAGGGACACCGTGACCACAAAATTTAAAATGACCCACTTCAGGGTGATCGCCAATGGGCAGGACCGATGTTTTACTACTCTCTCAGAAGCAAAGGGCGCTGCTCGACGCTACTCCTGGGCTCAGATTCTCGACCAGTGGGGTTTTGTCCGCTGGGTTATGGACGGTAATCGCCTCAAGCGCGTCTAGCTCGCACCGAACGCTAAGAGGAGAACAGGGGAGGGACACCATGACGCAGCGCGAGAAACAGCAGCAGAGAGCGCGCCGCAGGACAGCAGACGCCGTTTGGTACGTCTGCTGCTCTTCGTGCGGCATGACCTTCGACGCAGTGAACACGAGAGAAGAGCAACGTCAGCGTAAGCATGAACTGTGCGCAGAGTGTCGTGCGCTCGCGAAGAGCATCGGGAGCGTAGCTGCGCAGACGCTCGAAGATTACTGCCCCGTCTGTGGCTTTGAGCGCGTGAAGCGTGCGCTCTGTTGCAGCAGCAATGTCGTCAGCAGACTTATCGCGCGGGGCGCGCTGCGCGACGTCTGCGCCTGCGAGGGGCAGTTATGAGTTACCCCGGCTATGTTCGTTCGGTATTGGGCAGCGCGTTAGAGCGCAATGTCCGCTGTCACGGAGAAGAGAACGTGCGCGACGTCGTGCGCTGGCTCTGTCACGCGCTCAAGATCAGACCACCTCGTCTAAAGTTTCAGCGCATGGGCTGTTCGATGGGATGGTACTCCAAATCGCGGCACGAGGTTCGCATCTCGCCAGACGCAAAACGCTGGCTAGTCATTCACGAAGTCGCGCATCACTTGCACAGAGTCGAAGTCGAGAGACGCAGAAAGGAAGGCGATTGCCTAGCGGGCTACGAAAACGGGGACTCGTCGCACGGTGCGAGTTTCAAGAACTGTCTACTTGCGTGTGCTCGCCTCTTCTACGGGGACCCCGCCGACTACCCGTGGGACACAGAGTATCGCGCAATAGCGAATTGGTGGAAGCGCGAGCGCAAGATTCATGAAGGAGGAACATCATGAGCGGGGAAGCATTGACAAGCCAAGGTTTGTATTGGATGCAACGTGTCGAAGACGTCGAGCGCGAGCTAGCCGAAACGAAGGCAAAGCTCGCGACTGCACACGAGAGCTTCGATGCACTTGCTCGTGACGTCGCTGCTACTGCTGAGGAGGTGAGGCGTCTAGGGCACGAATGCGACCTGCGCGGTGAAATGATTCAGCACCTCATCGCCGAACGCGACGCAAAACCGAAGGGAGGCGACTAGCATGCCCCGCTGCATGTTTGCTGCTGTTCCAGGCGAGCGCTGCGTTCGCAGCGCTTCGCTGCGCTTTCCCGGGCTTATGGGCGAGACTGTCTATCTGTGCGCACAATGCGCGCGCACAGAAGAGGGGTCATTGCTCGTCCACGTCTTAACTAATGACGAGCCCGAAACGATTGAAGCAGACGCAACGGGCGAGAAATGAGCCCAAGGAGGAACGTATGAAGCAAGGAAAATCCCTTGTAGAACTGGCGACAGAGATAGAACGCCAGGCGAAGACAAAGCAGGACTTCGTCGTTGGTACGGGCGCTCTGAGTGTGACTGTCGCGAGCCCGTCAAACGGTCGCGAGGCGCGTCTCGCAATCGAAGGGCATGGCGACTTCGCCATCCGGCCCATCGCTCACGATCAGATAGCGACGCGCCTCAAGGTCCCATCGGTGTACTACGACCGCTTGCTCGAGGAGCAGCCTGACGAGTGGGCGCGTCACGTCACAGAGCGATTGCACCACGCGAACGAGAGGCGCATGGTGCGCACGCTCGACGGTGCAGCGCGCAGTTTTCTCAGCGACCGCTACCACCGTCGCGACAACTTCGAGCTTTCAGAAGTGCTGCTCCCTGTCCTCATGGGCACCCCTGGGTTGCTCTTCGAGTCGGCAGAGATAACAGAGCGTAGGCTCTACATCAAGGTCGTCACAGACAGGCTCACGGGCGAAGTGAAGCGCGGGGACCCAGTGCGTGCGGGCGCCATCATTTCCAACAGTGAGGTAGGGTCGGGCTCGACGAGCATTCAGGCGCTAATCGAGCGCCTCGTCTGCTTGAACGGGATGGTTGTGCCCGACTACAGCAGCAAGAAATACCACGTTGGAAAGCAAGTCGAAGAAGAGGGTGCGCTCGAAAGCATGTACCGTGATGAGACGCTACGCGCTGACGACAGAGCCTTCTGGCTCAAGCTGCGCGACGTGCTGCAAAGCGTGCTCAACGATGTTGCGACCTTCGACAGGATGGTCGAGCGCATGCGCAAGGCGGCGGGCGAGCTTATCGTAGGCAACCCGCTCAAGGCCGTCGAAGTGCTCGGTAACAAGCTCGCGCTTAGTGAGGGCGAACAGACAAGCGTGCTGCGTCTGCTCATTCAAGGAAAGGACCTCTCGCGCTACGGGCTGCTCAACGCTGTTACGCAGTACGCGGGCGCAGACGAAGTGACAAGCTACGACCGCGCGACAGAGCTTGAAACGCTGGGCGGTCGCGTGCTGACGCTGAGCGATAGCGAGTGGAAGGAGGTCAGTGAAGCTGCTGCATAGTCAGCGCGGGGCGCTCGCAAGGGCGCCCCTCGCTTCGTGCTCTGCTGCGGCAGGGCACGAAGGGAGGGACAAGGCCATGCTAAATTGGATCCGGACTCAGACTGGGGAACTTCTCAATATCGGGCGCGTCTGTGCATTCTATATTGATGCAACGCCAATGACAGCCGCCTACCAAGGCAGGGGCGAGTATATTGTCAATGCGATACTCGGAACCGGCGACCTGCTGCAGGTCTTCAAGGGTGACGCCTTCACCTGCGACGAAGTGCTTTCGTACCTTTCGCAGTTAACAAAGGCCTCAGACATTGTGAAAGATTCGCGCGTCGACCGATACATCCTAGGTACGATAACTCCGAGTATAGGTCCAAAGTAGGAGGCAAAATGTCAGAGCAGAAAGAACCCAGCATGCTCGCCATCAGAGAATGTGCGCTCCTTGTCCTCGACCTCTGGCCTGCAGACGTGCAGTCTATCTGCGTTGACTTCGCGCATGGGCTCGACTGCAGCGCAGACGCGCTCTATAACGAAGTGAGCTTGTTACTGCGCGCCGAATTCAAGCACACAAAAGCTGGCAAAACAGAGAAGCGCACAATCTATGAGCGCTTCGAGCAACGCGAGCACGCGAAACGAGGGAGCAAATGACAGACAAAAACATAGTCGACCAAGTCATGACCTACATCGCGTCTCATGCGTCAGAGAAAGCGGTTGCTCGTCTCTTCGCTGACGTAGAGAGTGGACGTGCGCACGACTTTTGGCAAAGGATGCGTGCGTCTGCTCCCGAGCGATTCTCGAAGCAAGACGAATTTACCACCATCGTCATAGCGAATGCAGTTGGCGCTGCATTGGGCAGTGTCCTTCGTCAAAATAATCACCTCTTGCGCTACTCTGTCATGATGGCGGAAGCGCATGAGACCGACGAAGGTACAGCCGGGGTCCTTCACGCACTGCTTGCCTGTGTCGCGCGTAAAGTAGGGATCGAGACCGCGCAGCTTGTCTATACGCAGGTCGAAGCTATCGCGGCTGCGCTCACACATGCCTACTCGCTCGTGATTGAGTTTTTCGACGCGCAAGAGAGAAAAAGGCAGAACTAGGGAGGTTGCATGAAGAAACAAAAAGCGAACAAACGCAGCCTGCTCAGGTCAGCAATGCTCGCGCTTGACCTAATAGCAGAGAAGAGGGTCATCACCGCCAAGGCGCTTGCACAACTCAGGTCAGCAATGCTCGCGCTTGACCTAATAGCAGAGAAGAGGGTCATCACCGCCAAGGCGCTTGCACAACGCGCGCACGTCACAGAACGCACGGCGCAGCGAGTTCTGCGCAAGCTCGAAGACTTCGGGCTCGTCTTTGGTGAGCGCGAGCAAAGCGAGATACAAGGATCGAATCCCATCGTTTGGTGCAAGCGCAAGCGGACAGCGTACCCCGAGGAGGTGAAGCGTGGCTAGGATTGCGCTCACCGAAGGCGGGCGCATTCGCGTGAGTGAAACGCTCTTCGAGCAAGCAGACTTGCTGCGTAGCGTTCCCGGAGGACGTTGGTCGCGCGAGCAGCGCGCATGGCTCTTCCCGGGGACACCGCTGGTCGCTGTTGCTCTGCTTAGAGTTCTTCCTAATGCAGTGCATGAAAAGGCGGTCTACATTCTTTCGATGCAAGCGCAGACGATGCGCGCAGCACAGCACCACAAGACGGCGAAACACCTCGCGCCCGTCCCCGCTGCAAAGCTTGTACCCTGGCATCACCAGACACAGGCTTTCTGGTGGGCCCATGACTTGAAGACAGCAATGCTCGCGCTTGATATGGGCACGGGCAAATCAGCGGTCGTTGTCTGGCTCGTTGCAGCGCTGCAGCTTCGTCGCGTGCTTATCGTTTGCCCAGTCAGCGTGCTCGACGTATGGGAGGAGCAGTTTGAAAAGCACCACCCCGGCCCCACTCCTACCGTCGTCACGCTCAGGGGGTCGGATGGGAGCGTCACGAAAAGACAGAAACAGGCGCAGCGCGCACTAGAGCGCGCCCGCGTGACGCATGAAAGTCTTGTCATTGTGACGAATCACGAGGCGGTATGGCGCGAGCCCTTCGGTCATTTTGCGTGCTCGCTTGAGTGGGACCTTATTGTCGTTGACGAGAGTCACAGAGGGAAGGCGCCCTCTGGTCGTTTCTCGCTCTACTTGAACCGATTGCGCGAGCATGCGGCGCGCAGGCTGTGCTTAACAGGGACGCCGATGCCGCATTCACCACTCGATATTTATGCGCAATTTCGTTTCCTAGACCCCGGCGTCTTCGGTACTTCATTCGTGCGCTTTCGCATGCGTTACGCCATTATGGGAGGTTACGGGAATCACCAGCTTTTAGGCTTCGTCAATCAAGACGAACTTGCAGAGAAGATTGACACACTCGCATTTAGAGTGGGTAAAGAAGTGCTCGACCTCCCGCCCGTACAGCATTTGCTGCGACGCTGCAAGTTGTCAACAGAGGCACGCAGAGTGTATAGCGACCTAGAAACGCAACTCATAGCAGAAGTGCAAGAGGGTACAGTTACAGCAGCAAACGTTCTCGTTAAGCTGCTGCGCTTGCAGCAGGTGACGGGAGGCTTTGTGCGCACAGAAGATGGCCAGGAAGTCGCCTTGGGAGAAAACGCAAAAGCAATATTACTTGCAGACGTGCTCGAAGACCTCGCGACAAACGAGCCTGTTGTTGTGTTCGCACGTTTCATTCGTGACCTCGAAAACATTCGACGCGAAGCAGGCGCCCAGTCTCGCCGCGTCGCAGAACTAAGCGGAAGACGAAACGACCTCGCACTTTGGAAACGGGGCGAGGCAGACGTGCTTGCTGTCCAGATTCAAGCGGGGGGTGTGGGTGTTGACATGAGTCGCGCGCATTACTGCATCTTCTATTCTACGGGGTACTCGCTCGGTGAATATGAGCAAGCATGCGCGCGCGTACATCGCCCAGGCCAGACGCGGCCAGTTGTCTACGTTCACTTGATTGCAAGCAAGAGCGTGGATGAGGCAGTGCTCGAAGCGCTTGAAGAGAAGCGCGACGCTGTCGAAAACGTGCTCGCAAGGATGCGCAAGTGTGCTCGCTAACCCCTCTGGAGCAGCGCTGCGCGCGCCAGGATGCGTTGAGAGCAGCGCAGGATACGGTCGCGATGTCTAAGTCGAGCGCTCAAGCTCGAAAGCTCCTAGCGCAAGCGGCGCGTAACCCATTGAATCCAAAGCACTTCTGGACGGGTTTCACGGGCTCGCAAGTGCTTGTATCTGCACGGGTTATAGGGCACTTTCCAACGCTCTGGAAGGGTTCAAGACGGGTCGAGCATGTTGTTAGTACGAGCACTCTCGCTCGCTTCTGCGACGCAGCTTGCGCTGCACCAGCGCTCAGGCGTAGCGCTCCGGCCCCCGACCGACGACTGCGCTTAGAGGCTCGGACGACGTCGAGCTTGACACTTGACAAGCGATGTTACAATAGTCGCATGCCGAGCGCTCAGCAGAGCAGACAAGAAACGAAGCGTGCTGTTTACCACCTCAGTTTGCCACCGTTGCTTTTGCGTAACGTGAAGGCAAAAGCAGCGCTGCAGGACGATTCGATTCGTCGCGTCATAATCCGCCTGCTCGAAAAATACGTCGAAGATGAGGTCGAGGTTGAAGGGGGCGACAATGCGCAACGCTGACCTGCAACGCTACATTCAACTCTACGAACAGAAACACTCACTCGAAGATGCAACAGAAGATATTAAGAAGAAGCTCGCAGACCTGGAAATAAAGCTCCTAGCCCAGTTCACAGCAGCGGGGGTGGACAAAATCACACTCGAAGGGCGCACGCTCTGGGTACAGCGCATGCTCTGGGCCGGCGCAAGAGACGGGAACACGATTCGGGCAGTCGAAGCACTCAAGGCGCATGGACTGGCCGAGTTTTGCCGCGAGCAGCTTAACGTTCAAGGGCTCTCTGCTTTCGTGCGTGAACGCGACAAAGCGGGAGACCCGCCAGTACCGGAGGGACTGGCCGAGGCAATCACAGTTGCAGAGAAGTTCAGTGTCAGAGTACGCAAGGCGCAGTGAACGCAGCATGAAATGGAGGAACGAAAATGCCGAGCAAGGGAACAAAGAAGGCAACCCCGAAACCCAAGCCTATGCTGATAGCAACACCCAAGCAGGACATCGGCTACTTCGTCAAGCAGCTTGACGAAGTGAACGAGAAGCTGGAGAGCTTCGAGAAGGCTGGGCGCATCATGACGCCGAAGGGCTTTACTGCTGTCACCGGTCGTGTCGAGCGCCTCATCGCGAGCGTCGACCGCGCGACCGGTACCAGCGTCAAGAAGGAAGAGCGTATCGCCAACCAGAAGGCGACGATGCTCGTCCGCTTGAACAAAGTCCGCGCCGCCGAGGGCTTGGATGCCCTGACAGAGTTACCGAAGTAGAAGCGTGGCTCTGCGTCAGTTTTCACGCACGCTGCACTTTAGCAGCGTGCGTTCTATTTGGTCTGGAAAATGGGAGGATTCATGACTCGCGAAAGAACAACCCAGAAGACAAGCGCCGCAATCACAAAAACACAGCCGAGTTATCTTGCGCTGCGCCCTGCAACAGACGGTCTCACAGTCGCAGACGCAGTGCGTGAGAACGTCGGGTCGGGCGGCCTGAGGGCATCAGACTTGGCGCGCATTCGTGTTCCAGCGGGGGGCGGGCTTGCATGGGATAAGCCCGACTTGGAGCAAGGCACAGTCAGCGCGTCAGAGATACAAGGTGTGATCGTTGAGCAACGTGACGTCAGAGTGTACTGGGCCAAAGCATTCGCAGGAGGCAGTGAACCTCCGCAGTGCGCAAGCGACGATGGTGAGAATGGTCATGGCAACCCAGGCGGGTTGTGCGCAGATTGCCCACTCGCTGGATTCGGAAGCAAGGTTATCCCGGGCCAGAAAACAAAGGGTCGCGCGCAAGCATGCAGAGCAATGAAGCTCCTCTTTGTACTCGAAGCAGACTCACTGCTTCCCACCTGCATCGTCGTCCCGCCATCAAGTTTGAAGGCGGTGCGTCAGTACCTCGTCGGCCTGACGAGCAAGGCCAGACCCTACTGGTCAGTCGAGACGGTACTCACGCTTGAGAAGACGAAGAGCGCGGACGGTATCGTTTACTCCCGCATCATTGCGCGCCCTGCAGGGTTGCTCGATGCAGAGACGACGGCGCGAGTGCGTGGATACCGCGATGCGCTGCTTCCCGCATTGACTCAGCTTCGTGCCGAGAGAGGTGACGTCAACGAGTAAGAGCAGGAGAATTCATGACTGCTCGCGAATTTCTTGAAACGCTCTACGAGTCGGCAGAAGGTTGGCTCGTCCTATGGACGATGCCCGATAGGGCCTCACGCTGGTATAAATTGCCTGGCGAGCGAGACGCTGCGGCGTTTGAGGCAGTCAAGCTCGCGAAGACGCACGACGTTTATTTCTCTGTCGGCCTGCAAGCAGAGCGTGCAAAGACAGGTCGCGGGACAGCAGAGAATGTTGCAGTGCTGCCCGCTGCGTGGATTGACCTTGACACGGGCGAACAGAAAGGAGGAGCAACAGGCAAGACCTATTTTGCAACGAAAGAGGATGCGCTCGCCTTCCTACGCACTCTCCCGAAACAGCCCAGCCTCATTATTGATACAGGGCATGGCCTTCATGCCTACTGGCGGTTCCGCGAGCCTATCATTATCACGAGTGCAGAGGATAGAGGATACGCAATGCGCGTCGTGAAAACATGGCAGACCTTCATTCAGCAGCAAGCGAACGCATGCGGGGTCAGCGTTGACAGCGTTGCTGACCTCGCCCGCGTCTTGCGGGTTGTCGAGACATTGAATCACAAAGGTGAACCGGTTACGAAGGCAAAGCCCGTTGTCGCGCTCGTAGGTGACGGGTTAGCAGTGAACCCGTCAGAACTGCTCGAATATGCGCCCGCTGTTGAAGAGAAGCAGACGGAGACAGCGGGCGACATTGTCTTCAATAAAGAGGCGGGTATTGAAGCAACGAAACTAGAAGCGTTGTTAGAGAACGACCCGAAAGCAAAGAAGGTCTGGAACCGAAAACTCGGCGGGCGATCTGCTAAGTGGAGCGCTTCTGAATGGGACATGGCACTTGCCGACATTGTCGCGCTTGCAGGCTGGTCCAATCAGGATATCTGCGACCTCCTTGTAAGTTACAGGCGCAAGCACAACGAGGGCTTGAAGCGCCCAGACTACTACCGCACAACGATAGCAACAGCGCGTAAGCAAGCGCAGACAGCAGTCGCAGTGACAGCGGCAGCAAAAGAAGACGCGACCCCCGAAGACAAACTCGCAGGGCTGCGTCGAGCGACGAAGTTACCACTCGCGCGTGTTATCATGACTGCACGACCCAACGAGGAGGCAGAATTCTCATTCGAGCTAGTAAATAGGGAGCGCATTTACATAGGGTCAGCAGAGCAACTCCTCTCGCAAAAGCATGTTCGGGCACTCATAGCATCGAGCACTAAGGTCGTAATGCCCATGCTAAAGAATGCAGATTTTGAGAAGCTTGTGCAGGGCATGCTCGATGTCTGCGAGACGACGACGCTCCCTGACGATATGACAGAGCACGGCGAGATTCGCGAAGCTATCGCGCAGTACCTACTCAGCGTCTCTGTCACTCCTGAAGGACACGACCCAGACGGGGAACACCCATTCGTCAGAGAGGGCGAGACATTTCTGGTGGGTTCGCATTTTCGCGAGTGGTACAAGAGCAAGCGACTTGGCGACCTCACAAATCGCCGTTTCAGCCGAGCTATGTCGCTACTCGGGATCAACCCTCAGACAGTCATGCTCACACTCGCGACGCAGGGCAGGACGTCGCGAAGTTGCTGGCGCGTTACCACTATCCTCTCAGCGAAAGAGGTATTGCATGACAAGCGCAAGCATTGAATATCGAATTTTTGGCCCCCCGGGCACGGGCAAGACGCGCAAACTCTCAAATGAGATAAAGCGCGCAGCGCTGAAACGTGACCCGACGAAACTGCTAGTCATGAGCTTCACCAAGGCAGGTGCAGTTGAGATAGCAGGGCGCGAGCTTCCGGTGCCTGATGAGCATGTTGGCACTATGCACAAGGTCTGCTATCACGCCCTGGGCAGGCCCAAACTTGTCGGCGAAACCCTTGACGAATTCAATAAGGTGTTCCCCGACTTCGCAATCAAGGGCGACAGCTTCGACCCCGACGACCTGGGCTCAGAGCGTGCGATAGAATCGAGAGGCGACGACCTTCTGCAGAAACTCGACTCGTTGCGCGCGCGCGTCATCCCTGCCGAATTCTGGCCGTATCCTGTGCGCGAGTTTGCGCAGAAGTGGGAGGACTGGAAAGACAAGACGGCAACAGTAGACTTCACCGATATGATACAGCGGGCACTCAACGACTTTGGCGCGGCGCCCAATGACCCAGAGGTTATATTCATGGACGAGGTGCAAGACAGCACCGCGCTGGAACTGAAACTACTTCGCCAATGGGGCGCGCAGACAGAGCGCGTAGTTATTGCAGGTGACGACGACCAGGCTATTTACGGATTCAGAGGCGCGACTCCCGAGGCATTCTTGAAGCCTGAACTGCCCATTGAGCAGATTATTACTCTCAAGCAGAGCTACCGTCTCCCGCGCGCAATACAGAACTACACCGAGCGCTGGGTACACCAAATCAGTTACAGACAGCAGAAAGAGTATGCAGCGCGTGACGAAGAAGGCAGTGTCGAGTTCTCAGCAGCGAAACTGCGCAGCGGCGACTCAGCAGACGCTCGATTGCTCGATGCCATCGAGAACGACCTTGCGCGTGGTAAGCGAATCATGGTGCTCGCGTCGTGCGGCTACATGCTCGCCCCGTTTATCGAAGAGCTTCGTTGCTTAGGCATTCCTTTCTGCAATCACTACCGCACGAAACGTGCAGACTGGAACCCGCTGCTGCGACGCTCAAACTCAACATCAGCAGCAGAGCGTTTGCTCGCATACATTCGCCCTGATAGTTCGCGACTAGGCGAGCACGCACACTCATGGACGTGGCAAGACGTCGCGCACTTCATAGACCCAATTGCCGCTGAGCATTTAGGCGAGCGAGGCACGAAGAAAGCGTTGCACGACAAAAAGCACGAAACGACAACAGCGGATTTCGCAGAGCTTGCGAAGTTGTTGCCTGAGGAGTTCCTACTGCGCGCACTTGATGGGGATGTCCCGTACTACCTTGAGCGCTTGCTCTCTAAGAAACAACGCGCGTTCGCCTACCCTGCGACAGTGCTGCAGCGTTTCGGCGCCTCTGCGCTCATTGAACAGCCTAAGTTGGTCGTTGGCACGATTCACAGCGTCAAAGGAGGTGAAGTAGACGTCGTCTATCTCGCGCCCGACACGAGCTTGGCTGCTGACAACGAGTACAATTTCTCGACAGCAGAAGCGCGCGATGCTGTGTTGCGTACATTCTATGTCGGCATGACGCGCGCAAAGGAGAAGCTCGTACTGCTTACCAGGAGCTATGGGTGCGCCGTAGCATGGGGGGTGTGACATGCAGTCAGAAATTCGCGTCTTGATTCGCTCACTTCTCGCGCTTGAAGCAAAGCACGACAAGCAAATACCCACTCAGCTAGAGTCTACGTTTAACAAAGCCACGAGCAGAAACGACCTCGCGGCGTGTCGCTTCATAGCGAAGAAAGTAGAAGAGGCCCTATGCCCAAGCAAAGAGAAAAAGCAATCGTTACCGCCTGTCTCATCTACCTCAACAGCAGAAACCGCTGCAGAGCAGTCAAGAGGCACGGTACCGCCTATGGTACAACCGGCGAGCCCGACATTGACGCCGTCTACCGCAGTTTCGCACTCAAGCTCGAAGTCAAAAAGAAAGGGCAAGACCCGACCCTCCTCCAGCAGCACAGAATCAGACAATGGCGGGACGCAGGGTGCGTTGCCGTGGTAGTCACGAGTGCTGACGATTGCGCGTGTCTATTGTCGTTGCTCGACATCGCCCTAGGGAGCCAGCGAGGTTTTGTAAACCTCGGCGAGCAAATCGCGGAAGCATACGAGCGCAGAGTTTTGGCCGCCGCTTCACTGACACCTGCTGATGCACTACGCCGGGCGGGTCCGCTGCTCGCGAAAAGGACGAAGCTATGAGCACCTACGAATGGGTCAAGATCATCCTAGGTGAAGCAGAGCTAGGTTGCACGATCTTAGTCCTCGCGCTGCTCTGGCTCAACATCGCGGTGACGCTGAGAAGTGTCGAGTGGGAAAGAAAGGAAAAGAAATGCTAGAAGTGATAGGTCTTGACACGGTGAGTGTATATGCGTTCAATGCAGTGAAGCAATGTCCAATGTGTGGTCATCCCTTCGCGCGGGCTACCGGAGTCGCTGCTGTACCCCCGCAACCGCGGCGAAGGATCGGTTGCTTCGTCTGTAGCTGGCCAGCAGTTGAGCAAATGGGCGCTTCGGTTTCTATATGTGCAGAGTGTCCATCCTGCGGCTGGGCATGGCTCGAGGCGCCTTTCTACCTAAGTCAGAAGTGAGAGAGGAGGAAACATGACGCACAGAGGAAACATGATGCCAAGACTGCACCGCCACCACTCGAAGCCCGACGAAGTCGAACACACGAACGCCCCCGAGGGTACGCAAGAGAAGAAAGAGTTAGCGCTGCAAGTGCTGCGCGTGCATGCGCAGCGACAGATTCCTCTTGCGCTGCTCGAAGCGGCGGACGGTCGCATCGCGTATAACAGCGCAGCAGAAGCGCTCGTGCTTGAGTTGTCGCTCTCGTTCTGGTCGACCAAGCTGGGCGAGTTTGCATGGCCAGCAACCTGGTGGCAGGGCGTGCGCGAGCGTTTCTTCCCACAGTTCATACTCAAGCGCTGGCCCTCGAAGTTTGTCAGCGTGAGACTCGACGTCATCCTGCAAGACTTGACGAGCGACGCGCGCCGCTATCCCCCGGGCCACGTCTTGAAACTTGTCTGGCGGCATGGGGGCAAGACGGGCATCTACCCGTTCCTCGAGCCCCGCGCGGTGAACGAAACAGAAGAGAAAGGGAGGACAAAATGAAGCAGACGAAATGGTGGCTCGTGTTCGCAATTCTCGCCGTGCTCATGCTCGCAGCGCTCGCGGCAATGGGCGAGACAACTCCACAATGTATAACGACACCGACACGCACACCGACGAAAGTCTGCACGAAAACGCCAACTCCTACGCCGACGTTGCCTGCGACGCCGACGCCTACACCCACCATGACCTCTACCCCGACGCACACGCCGACCGTGACGCCGACACAGCCCACGCGCTGCACAGACAGGGGCGGCGACCTATGCGTCAATACTGACTCTTGCCCAGAGGGCTATGCTGGCCTCGGTCGCACGAGCGATTGCATAACGTGCTGTAAAGAAAGGCCGACGCCGACACCTGGACCTGAATGCGGGAGCGCGTGCATTCCCAGCTTTATCGAGGTGGGGCGCTACTTCATGATTCCGCAGGTCCCGGGGACATGCCCATGGCGCGTCAGTGACATCCTCCCATCCGGGTGGGTGAAGCTACACGAGCACGGTTGCGAGGGGCGAGACGTCTGGCTTAATCTCGCAAGCGTCACGGCGCTCGTGCCCGTGTGGCTGATTGCAGTGCCATGAAACTACACGAGCGACTACTGCTGCTGCTGGGATTCAAAGTCGAGCCCGCCGCACCGCTTTGGCAACAATACGAGGACGCTATCGCTCGCGCGCTTGCAGCAGAGCATGAATGCGTCGCTGCTCGACAAGCGCAAGAAACAGCAGAGCAAGAGCGTAACGTTTTGCTGATAGAGAATAAACGGCTCGAGGACAGACTCAATGACACAGAAACGGCCGTCAGAGAGTTGCAGCAAAGCGTCAACATAGAGCTTAACAAGGCGCAGGAGGTCATCGAGAGTCTACAGCGCGACCTCACGGCATGCTTCCCCGGGAGGTGAATCATGCAAGCAGACGAGTTCATAAAGTTTGTCGAAGTAAAAGGCGACCCACACAGGCGCACAAAGCTCTGGAACGTGCGCGAGAAAGCAGGCAAGAAAACATCGCTCGGCTATGTCATGTGGTGGACGGCTTGGCGGTGCTACGTCCTCTCACCATCGTTCTATGCTGTCTTCGAGCAGGCTTGTCTGCGACAGATAGCGAGCTTTGTCGAGCAGCAGACAGCAACACACAAAGCGAAGAAAGCGAAAAAAACATGAGCGACTTCTGGCGCGGCTTTTTGCTTGCAGTCGGCCTCTGGGTCTTCTTTATCATCGTCGCGCTCATAGGGCTGGCGCTTGCGAGCAGATACAACAGGAGGCTCTATGAAGATTGACCTTGTTTCGTTCTTGCTGGGCGCCGGAATCGCGCTCGTGGGTGCGTGGCTTGGTTGTAAACTCGCGCACTCGAAGATGTACTAAGGAGGGATCATGCGAGAGGTTAGAATCTCAGGGGAACTAATCAAACTCTGGCTCACGACAGGCGGAGAAATTGGCCACCTGCGCATGAAGCAGGGAATTGACGAGCGCTGGCTACTCAAGCACGCGCACCTCGACTGCCTCGATTCTGCACGCGAGCCTGTGCTCGTGTTGCTCTTCGACAACGGCCTTGACCCTGTGGGCGCCAGTTTTCCATGCACAATCGTTATCGAGAAGCAATTCGACGTCGAGCAGGACCTACGCGAGCGCATCGTCGAGCTAGAGCGCGAGGGCGAACGCCTTGGCGCGCGCGTCAAGCTCGAAGCGAAACGTGCGTCGTTGCGCCAAAGCGTGCTCGACGTGCTCGCTGAGACTGCGCGGGTGCTCGCACAGAGCACACGGGACAGCGTAAAGGAGGGATGATGAGTGAGAGAGTGAGCAACACGGACATACGCCTGCGGATTCGGCTTTGCGAGAACTCTTTGGGGCGGGGAGGTCCGCACCATATGGCACTCCTTGATCTCCTCGACGCACGCGCCAAGATAGAAAACGTGGATAGAGAGGATCGGCAGGCAAGGGCAGAGGTAATGGATTTAGAGTGTGTG